CCATTTTTAAAAATAACATAGACATACCGCTGTGACGGTACGACTTCTATTACCTCACAGCGGTCTGGAAATACAATGCGATCTAAATGCGACAGCATTACTTAGGCTTTTTGACGGGCCCTGATCATTGCCAAGATGTCTTGTGCTTTGTCACTAGAAGCTGGTTTGGCTTCTACTGGAGCCGTTGCTACTGCTGGCTCTTCGTCATCAAAATCACTTGTCACTGCTGGTGCTGGTTTGGCCGCAGGTGCTGGAGCGTCTTCACTCACAGATGCTGTTGCTGTACCTGCTGGAGCCGTAACACCTGCTGGGCGGAAATACTGACCCCAACGTTCTGTGTCATAGCTTTGACCATCAACACTTGCTTCAAACATTTCTTTGATTACTTTGAGTTCAACTTCGCCTGGTTTCTTGGGCATAAACGTGCTCAAGTCAAACAAGCCAAATTTCTCAACAGCCGCTTGTTCAGCTTCGGTGAGTGCTGTTTCTTTTCTAGCCCATTTAGAACCATTGTAGTCAGCAAAGCCGCCTTTGCTACCTTTGCTGATGCGGAAGTCCAAGCCACGCAAGTAGTCTGTTGGCAATTCTTCCAACTCAGGATCCATCAGGGCACCTTTGATAGTGGTAAAGATCTGAGGACCAATGATAAATCTACGGATTGGATTTTCTGGAGTCTTGTCATCGCCAAGTGGATTCTCGCGAACAAAGCCTTGGAAAATGTAACTGCGTTTCTTCCAATACTTACGACCCATTTCTTCCAAGCTCTTGTCTTTGAACCAAGTACGAACTTCTGTAAGAACTGGACAAGTTTCTTGCCACATTTCTACACAAGGTACCTGTACATATACTTGTTTTGATTCCATCTCGCCTTTGATACCATTAAATGGTAAACGGATCATAGCACGTTCTTGCCAAAAGAATGTGTTCTTGGTGTTACCGTCTGGGAGGAATCGGAGTGTTGCGGAAGCGCCTTCTTCCATGTTCCAGTGTGGATAAATTGCTGAATCACCACCTGTGGAATTGCCGCCTGGTTTGTTGCCTTCTGATTGTGCGAGTCTCGCACGGATTTCTGCTAAAGATGCCATAATAAGTTGCCTTTCAAATTGTTTATGGTTGTTGCCTATCTAAATTTTAGATGTTAGTTGCCTGTGATACTAAAGAAAAAAGCGTATTCACTTGTGTAGTGTACACGCTTTATTTCTTAGCGTCAAGTATATTTATGACGCGGTTGTTCAGATTGTAGAATTACTTGCTCAAACCCGAAAGTTCTTTGAGTCTGTCCAAAAATGACAAATTCTTGTCTACTGCTTTGAGTTTGCCACTGTGTCCGTATTGACCAGCAAGTGGGCTAGTGTCATCGGATCCCCAGCACTCTTGTACACCATGTACCGGGCAGGTTTCACCGGCTTCGGTCATGTTGCAAGTGGCATCATCAAACAAGGATGCATCATTTTCATCAGTTTGGTCTGGAGACATAGCATCGCCAATAGCATTACCGGCCATTGCGCCACGAACAGCACCCACAGGACCACCTAGTGCGGCACCAGCAACCCCGCCTAACGCGGCACCAATGACACCTTCATCTTGAATTAATGGATTTTCCATACCGCCATCAACACTGTGTGGATCACGGACTTCTTCGGCATAGTCACCGTGCATGACACTTTCACGCTCTAGGTGTGGATCATCTTCTGGACCAACGCCAGGACTAAACATTCCATAACCAGGTAATCCTAGATCTGCACCAAAACGATCAGCTACCCATTCGTACGGATCTCCGTCACTGGCTTTTTGTGTACCGTATGGCATGTCATCGCGATAGTAGTCAAATAATGCATCATGTAAGTGCTGGCTCATTTCGCCGGTCTTTTCAAAATCTTTGATATCACGTTTGAATGTGTCTTTGATATGTTGTAGTGTTGAACCCGTATCGTCGGTCAGGACATTTTCTTTTAGTTCTGCTTCTGTGAGTAGGCCAGCGGCACGCCGAATTGATCTAAGTGAATCTTCTGACACTACTTCATCTTGTTGATTGACAGAAACACCACGAATAAACTCGTCGCTGGCATCACCACCCAATGAGTCACTGTCTTCTAAATCACTTTCTTGAACTGGTCCTTGTGGTTCTAGGTCAGCTGGGTTTGTTGCTTCTGGAGGATTCATTTCAGCAGTGGGATCAATTTGTAATTGTTCAATAACTTTCAGCACCTCTGGATGATCACTCAACATCTGCATACGATCATAAATGACCTGGCGGCCATCAGCATTGGCATCACGTTCGGCCAGTGCTTCTAATTGATCAAACAATTCGTCATCACCCAACAGATCATACAATTGTTCTGTAACGTTGGTAGCATCGGCACCGACCGGTAACTCCGTGCTCATCAATTCAAGCAATTGGGCTTGTTTCTCTGGCGTGTCTGGCAACTGCCATGTTCCTTCTGTCAGGCGCTCGGCCCAGGCTTCAAATATGTTGGCTTCTTTCATTGCTGTTCCTTGTTGTTGTATTTTGGCCAGCAGGGGTAGTGCTGACTCGATTCTTGTGTCAATGCTTTGCTTGACAAAAAGATTTTTTAAACTTTCAATCACTACATCTTGCTCTGATATCTCTGCAGGGCTCCATGATTCAAAATATGCGGCGTATCCGGTGCGAGTCGCAAGACTTTTGAGATTTCTTTGTAAGTTTGACTGGTACTGTTGTACTTGTTCTACCAATTGTTGTGTATCACCTTCAAAGATTTGTCCTTGATTGGCTCTACGGAAACGACTTAGTACTGCTAGTTCTGTGACTATTTCTGCGATGTGATTGCCACGTGGATCATATGGGCGACCACCTTGTCGCACATGCTCTAGCATAGCGCGACCAGCAGTTAAACTAGTGAATGGTAAACGATAGCGTTCGCTGTCAGCAGTTTCAATAAACAAACTTTCAATGTGGCGGAAACGAGCATCTCCTTCACCAATCGTCTTTTTATGACGTATCATCAGTCGTGCTTCGGTTGCGGCACCGTTCCAGCTGGTGGTCTTATTACCAGTCCACGATTCAAACAGGCCTTCCTTGATGGCAGCTTGTCCTTGCATACTGTAACGCAGTCGATTTAAATTTTTAATACCAAAGCTCATGAAGTTTCTGACAGCAAAATTCTTCAACTGTTCCAAGAAGGCGAACCAATCGTTTTTGTCATCGCCTTCCATACTGCGGCCCACATTGTCACTGCAATAAATTTCAAGATTGTTGTCATCACCCAGCATGATCACAACAGTGCCGTAATCTTTACCAGAATGGGCACGGAAATCAAAGCTGAATATTTCAGCTTGTGCAGGATCGGGTGCAGGTTTGCCAGAACTGTCCAACATTTCTGGGTCAAAATCTCTACTGACCAATAGGTCAAACAGTTTGCGAGCGGGTGTGATATCTGCCATAGTAGTGTATTTAGCTAGAACCGTGTGGTAATGAATGGCATGGGTGGTTCAATTTGATCGCCATGATCACGCATCTGCACATCCATTTCTACATGGAATGTTTGTAATAACAGCATCATACGCACGGCCAAAATCGTACTCATAACAAGATCATCAGTTTCACCTGGTTTGGCCGCATAGCCCACACCGTGTGCCACAAAAGTTTTGAGTTCGCTAACCAACCCACTGCTGCGTATTTTCATGCGGCCAGTTTCTATCAGTATTTTGAGCTTGTTGCAGGCCGCCAGTTTGGGCTTGTTCGTAGTATTGAATCCTTTGCGATATCTACGGCTTCCGCCACCGCCGGGCTCACTGAGAAAATAGCCGGGGATGTTTTCTTCTCCAAATTCGGCTATGCTTATCAAGGCGGCTTCACCAATGGTGTTGTTTTCAATACTGTAGTAAATTTGTTGCGGATCTTGTACTGTTTCATTTAAGTGGCGTACTATGTCGGCTAGAATACGCACTTGCTCAGGTATGGTGGTTCGATTATGACGCCATTCGGCCACTTGTTCTGTGGTATTGGCTTCAAATACCTGTATGGCTGCAGGGTCGCCACCAGTGCCCAGACTGGGATCTAGGCAGACCACATAAATGCGATCTTTTTTGGGTCGCTGATACCAGCGTACTTGACCTGTCTTGTACAAGGGCTCGTGTCCCTGTAGATCTATCAGCTTGGCTGGAGCTATGAGTGTTTCATCGTTGATGATGAATTCGCAACCCATCTCACGACGGAAACGATCATCACCCAGTTGTGCCCGCTGTTCTGCGGCCCACTTTTCATCACGGTCTGGATGTTCGTTCCAATAGCTACGATAGGCTCTAAATCCATTCATGCCTAGATCGGTTGGATTACCAAATTCGTCTTCGCATTTGTTGGCACCTTTCCACAACAGGGCAAACTGATCTTCGTCGCTGTTTGGTGTACTTGTGATAATCGCTTTACCACCAGTGGCTAAGGTAGGGCTGATACTGGTCCAGAATTCTCGGGCTATGGTGGGTCGCACAAACGCAAACTCATCACAGTATAGTAATGTTATACTCATACCACGACCGGTGTTTTCTGTTGTGGTAGTTGAAACTATTCGTGACCCGTTTTCAAAATCCAAGTTACCTTTGTTGTAACTGGTAACCCCGGCACGGATATGGTCAGGGCACAGTTCATAAGCATAACGGATACGTTGCATGATTTCTTGTGAGCCGGTGTATTTGTGTGCGGCAATAAGAATTGTTGAATCTGGGCGGAACATGGCCATCCATAGCAAGTACCCAGCGGCACTGGTACTCTTACCGGTTTGGCGCGGCATCATCGATATTGAATAACGATAGTTGTGATAGGTGTTGATCAGGCGTTTTTGATAGTCAAACGGATGATACAGCATCTTGCCCTTGACCGGATGCTGTATATGGAAGAAGTTGTCCATAAAGTATTCCGGACCTGTGACAGGATCAGCACAGGCCATGAACTCAGACAACTGCTCGTCGGTCCAGTGTTGGCGTCGATACGGAGATTTAACTAATGTTGATTCGGTTACAGCCATATTGTAATTATGGCAGTTCGGGTTACTGGCCTAAATTAAAACGCATGCCTGTGGCCTGTTCGATAGCAGCCACGGGTACTTGATACTTGGGCAAGTCGGCTACTGGCAGTGCGGCATTTGGCATCAAGTATGCTTGAACGTTGCGACTGCGTTTTTCAATAATGATTTTGTATAGGCGTGTGGGGATTCCTAAGCCGTTGCCGGTAACAGGATGACCCGGATCATAGATACCACCCGAAATAATGTAGAAATCTGCGTTGGGATTGGTGGCCCATTGACGTTCAAATGTTTCTAACTGCTTCCAGATACCACGATTGTTGTTGGCTACCTGTGGAACCATGTTACTTAGGAAGAATGATTCTGACATGATAGCATCATTCTGTGTGTTGTTGCCGGCAGGGGCCATGTGTCCACGATCATGTGTGCTACCTACAGTTGCATAGTCGGCTAGGCTAGCACTGCAATTGGGTGTAACAGCAGGATCTGGGCGGAAGTTGTCTCGACGTTTGGCCGGACCAGTCATTGCGGCCATGGTCAAGTGCTCAAACACTGCTACCGGTGCTTTGACACTACAACGATGGATTACCGCGTAATTTGTTTTGCACAATTCTTGATCGCCTGGTTGTGCCGCATACTGTGGTGTGCCGTTGACTGTGAACTGTGGACATTGAGCGTTAATCTGTGCTACGGCCGCAAGTGGAGCGAACAGCAATACTAATAATATTTTTTTCATTTTTTACCTTGGATAACCTTTGAATCCTTTGACCGGACTTGTTTTGTCTACTGACGGTGGTTCGTGACTTGTTAATGAGCCAATTGGTCGTTTACCACCACCAATACCGGCCATTTGTAATGCTTTGTCAATGATTGGATCTACTGTGCCGTTCATGCCAGCGACCACAGCATATTCGCCAAACACTTCCTCTTCACTCCAAGGCAGTATAAAAGGATTAACGTCGTCTTTGACAGCGTCGCTTCTAGCACGGGCCATGGCCATGCCAAATCTATAACTTTGATATGGATCACTACTAGGTAAACCTGGAAGTACAAAAGTTTGACGCATTGGATCAGCCTGTTCGGGTGGTAACTCGCGTTCTTCAGTAATAAATTCTCTGGCTCTCATCTTGGATAACCTTGGAATCCTTTTACTGGACTTGTTTTGTAAACGCCTTCGTGTTCGGTGCTGCGATTATCAGTGAGCTTTTTAACATGCCCGGCGCCAACTGATTTGGCCGCGGCATTGATAATATCTAGATCTACATCTGTATACGTGGCCAATAACGGATCGCCAGCAAACGCACCAGCAGGCGGTGTAGGGAAGTCAGGAGCACCGGCCATGGCAATGCCAAAGCGCCATTGTGTATAAGGACTACCGCCTTGTTTGGTCATGCTGATATCAGGCATGCTGATGGCACCTTTGATAGCTGTGACTTGATGATTTGGCAACTTTTTGGCACTGGCCGGCACATCCTGTGCCGAACCGAACCTTGCCTCGCTAACGAATTCTTTTGCTCTCATCAAATGTCTTTCATGTTCATGTGGCCAAACGGCGGCTCACCTCGGGTGTTCTGCCATAGCGCACGGTTACTCAATATCTCAACCCATACATTGGTTGTGGGTCGATTCAAGTTCCAAAAATCAAATTCTACGTGACTG